AAGCCCCCTGTAGTGCTCAAGTTCATTCCGCAACATCCTCCCGGACCAGAAGAAGGTTGAGATCGCCCATGCTGGTCGGATGGACGGCGGCAATGGCGAAAGATGGACTTCCACATCGCGCCGGCAATCTCAGAAGATCACCCTTGGCGGGCCGGAACCCAAGTTCGGCAACCTGAGCAGAGTCGATCCAGAACGCACTCTGCTCAGCGACGATACGCGTCGTACCGGTAAACTCCCCGCCCCGGCTCTGCCCCCGGAGATCGGACGGCGCGGCCAGGGCTGAGAAGATGCCCCTGACCTTCACCGCCATCCGGTCGGCATCGGCTGCCGCCTCGACATACTGCGAGGCACGCCTCGGGCTCAGCACCGCCTCCTCACCGAAGGCGGCAAGCGCCGCCTGCGACGCAAGCGCGTCGAAGTCATCGAAGGCAGAGGTCAAGGGCTATCTAACCTCAGGTGCGCTTGCCCGGGATCAGCACGCGGGGCCTTGTGCAATAGTGCAGCACGTTCATCTGGAACTCCAGATTGACGCCCTTGCCGTTCATCATCTCCCACTGCTTGCCGTAGAGGCGCTGGCCCGGGGTATTGACCGTCTCGATGTAGTCGGCCGGGCCATAGACCGTGCGGAACAGGCCCGGCACGCCCATGGGGAAGAGATGGCACTTGTTGGTGTCAATTCCGACACTGCCGCCGCCCCGATAGTTGGCCCAGGTGATGCCGCCGAAGTCGAAGGAGCCGTGAAGGCCACCGGCACCCGGGTTGATGTAGGCCCCGCGCAGACTGGCCGCATCGGCATAACCCTTGTAGGTGTCCCGCACCTCCTTGTGGGCGATGAGGTCGTCGAAGAAGGCATCACCGCACAGCGCCATGACGCCGGTATAGGGAATGCCGTCGAGGGTCGCCGCCATCTGGCGGATGACGCCCGCGCACTTCTTACGGAGAACACCCTCAGCGGGCGTGGCGTTGTCGAGGTCGAAGTCGATCTCGGCGGCAGGGGTCTCCCCGAACTCGGTGAAGTAGTCGAAGAGCACCGCCCCGTCGGCGTCGAGCAGGCGCCCCGTCTTCAGGATGTTGATGCGGTGGTATTCCTCGGTGAGGGCGAAGAACTGGGAGGCTTCCGCTGCGCGTTCGGCAATCTTGGACTGCAGGCGTTCGACGGCCACCTCCTCGCCGAAGACCCGGACCTGCTGGACCTCGTCCGCGTTGATGGCGTCATCGACCTGGAAGTGCGGAACCCTCAGCGTCCGCATGGAGCGCTTGCCCTTGCCGAAGGTCTGGCCCGGACCGCCGCGGGGGCTTGCCTGGATCAGCATGCCGTTCTGGGCCTTGTCCTTCTCGATGGCGATATCGAGCGTATCGATGCTCGCCGTCTGGAAGAGACCCATCTGGCCGATGGCGGACGGGACATAGGAGATCTCGCGGAGAGCATCCGTGAGGCGCATGACGCTGAAGGCGTCCTGGGTGAAGATGTTGAGAATGGACATGTGTGTTGTCTCCGGAATCAGCGCACGATGACGCCGAGAGTGGCGAGGCCTACGTTCGCAGCGGCCTTTTCGGCAGGCTGGTCACGGTCGGCGTGGTAGGTCAGGCAGTTGCCGTTCACCTCGGCGTCGCGGACAATGGCCGAGACGGTGACATCGGCAGCGGATGCATCGGCGCCGTAGATGGCGATAGCGGCCGGAGCCTCACTGCCATCACTGGCGCCGACAGCACTGGCGACATACTTGCCCGTTGCCGTCACCTTTCCCAGCACCGTGCCGGCGGCGATGATGCCCGCGCCCGAGGCAATGGTGATGGCCTCCCGCGAGCGCTGGCCGTTGGCCTCCGAGAGGATGAACTCCGCCGGATGCCGGGTTTCCACAAGAACTGTCATGAGTATTTCTCCTCTCAGGCCCTGGCGAAGCGGCGGTTGGCGTTGGCAATCGCCCGCTTCCAGCCTTCCTCAGCGCGTGCGTTGGGGTTGGGACGCTCAGGTTCACGGGTGGCGCCGAACTCAGGCCCTGCGGCGGCTCGCTGGGCGAGCGCCTCGATGCGGGTTTCCTTGGGCGAGGCAGCGAGAACCTTCTCAGCTTCCGCGACGCTCAGGGCTGTCTCGGTAGCGAGCATCAAAGCCTGCGCCTTGCGGCCTTCGGAGGCTTCGGAGTTCACGATAGCCCGGATCCGGGCCCGTTCCTCGAGCCGGGCGACGGCGACAGCCTCCTGCAGCTGCGCGGCGGGCTGCGGTGCCGAAGCCTGAAGCCTCGGCGGCTCCGGCAGCGGGGCGGCAACCACCTCTGCAGCGGGGCCTGTGTCTTCTGTGCTCATGGATATCCCTCCTTTGCGAGCGGTGCGCCCGGATGGGCGGGTGGTCTGTGAGAGTGAAGCCAGTACCTCGTCGAAGCTGGCGATGCGGTCGGCGAGGCCGAGCGTGATGGCCTCTGGGCCGATGAAGGTGCGGGCCTCGGTGGCGCGCGCCATGCCGGCGGTGAGTTTCCGTCCGCGGCCGGCCTCAACCGTGTCGAGGAACTGACGGTAGTGGGCATCGACGCTGGCCTGCAGGTCGGCACGCACGGCATCAGACAGGGGTTCGAACGGGTTGCCGTCGACTTTGTGGCTCCCGGCAAAGATGAGTGTTGGCTTCACCCCCTGGGCTGCCAGCTCTCCCGAACGGTCGGCATGCAGCATGACGACGCCGATCGAGCCCACTATGGATGTGGGCGAGATGACGATCTCGTTCGCCGCGCTGGCAAGTCCATAGGCAGCGGAGGCGGCCATGTCGTTGACGAATGCGGTCACGGGCCTGGTCTGGCGAACCGAACGGATCAGATCCGCCAGACCTGCCATGCCGGCGGCTTCGCCGCCGGGCGAGGAGATGTCGAGCAGGACCGACCGTACCTCCGGGTCCGAACCCGCCACGCGCAGCTGTGCTGCGATCCCCTCGTAGCTGGTGAGCCCCGACCGGCTGTCGAGCCAGGCGCCGCGGTTGACCAGCGTATCAAGCACCGGAATGACAGCGATGCCGTCGACGGTGCGCATCATGGACGTGGTTCCATCAGCGCGGCGCGCAGAGCCGGTGAATCGATTGGCTTCCGGCGCATCCATGCCATCCTCCGCCGTGAAGAGCGAGGCATCGAGACCGATCCGGCCACTCAGCAGGCCGAGAATGATCTGGGCCTTGGCCGGGTGGATGAGGAGCGGTGTGTTGAGCAGGCGGTCACTGAGGCGGAGAAGCTGTCCGGGCATCACAAACCTCCCGCGCGCAAGCCGAACCGGCGGCGCCGGCCTCCGGTCCGCCCGCAGATAGCCTCGAGGCGGGAAAGCTCCGCACGCAGGGCACCGAGATCAGTCTTGCCGTACTGCACCTTGCGCCGCACACCGTTGCCCGCGTCGAATTCGATAAGTTCAGGCCTTCTGCCTTCAAGCAGCGCGTAATAGGCTTCGCGGATCCGCGGCAGCACCGCGCACGGATCGGCACAATCGGTGATGATGGTCATTGCTGTGAGTTGTCCTCGGAAAGATCCTCAGCGGCAGGGTCGTCTATGGTTTCACCGGAAAGGTTGGTGATGCCCTGGTACTGGTGGTCCGGCAGGCCGTAGGTCGCACGCAGCGCCTTTTCGCGGGCGCGCTGGGCGTAGACGTCCTCGATGTCGTGGCCGAGGTCCTCGGCGATGGCCGCATCCGTCATGACGCCGAGCCGGCACCAGATCTCGTGGGCCTTGGCCATCTTGAGGTCATCCGCCTGGGGTTTCGGTGCTCCCCGCCAGATGGCGCGAGACGCCGCCGAGCGGTTGGCGAGGAAGCCGTCGAGCCCACCCGGAAAGGGAATGCCGCCACGCGCGATCTCCTCCTCGAGCCAGGCTTCGTAAACGGCTGTGCAGAATGGCCCGAGAACATGCGCACGTCGGTAGAGCGTGATCTGGAAGATCTCGCCAGACGCCATGCGCACGCTGGAGTAGGTGGCGTTGGTGTAATCCGCCGTGGCGCTCTCATAGGTGAGGCCCATGCAGCGGGCGAGTTCACGCAGCAGGTGTGCGGCAAAGTCCCGGTAGTCCGAATGCGGGTGCTGGGCGCGGTGAAGCTCGAGCTTCTGGCCCGGAAACAGATGGGCAATCCGGCCATTGATGCCAAGATTGATGGTGGCGTTGTCGTACCAGCCGGACTGCGCCTGGATATAGGCGTCCCACGGCGAGACGCCGCTCGCCGAAAGCCTCGCCTGTTCTTGCGGCGTCAGCA